CCGATCTTCTTGAGCTTGTCGGTCATCTCGACCTTCACAGCCTCCAGAGCGGTCTTCAGCTGAGCAGCCATGACAGGAGAGAAACGCTTGATACGCTTCTCCTTGTCAGCCGGCTTCTCCTCCTTCTTAGGCTCAACCTTCTTGGGCTCCGGCTTCTTCTCCTCAACCTTCTTCGGCTCAGGAGTCTTCTCGAGAAGCTTTGCGAGCTTCTTCTGCTCCTTCTCGATCTTCTCCTTCTGCTTAGAAGAATCCTTCGCACTGCCATCGTCTAGCTTCTTCTGCCAAAGCTGAATGTTCTTGCGACATGCGGCGATCTTATCAGCCGGATCAGACTCCGTAGGCGCCTCAGACGCATCGTCCTTCACAGACTCCTCCTTCTTAACCACAACCTTCTTAGGTGCAGCTGCAGGCTTGACAGTCGAATCGATCACCTTGAGAATCTCCCCAACATGATCGACATCAGTCTCCCACCGCGTAAACTCAAACGCCTCATCAGCGTCGAATCCATAGTTGGCTGCGAGGCACTCAACGAGTGCGTACAGTTGCTTCTCCATTTGCTTGCTTGAAATCATTGTTGACATCTTGATTGAATAATTGAGATACTTCGACTACATATCAATATTGATTATGACGAATCCGTTTTCAACGAATTGAAAAATTTAATCAAAAAACTTCAGTCCCCATTACAGGTCCAGAGCATCTACCGGTATCGCCGAGTGAAGTCTTTCTTTTGTTTTATTTTGTTTTGAATTTTATAATTTTTGTTTTGGTTTGTTTGTTTTACCACTCGGCATAGATCTCCATCCAGTTGCCGTTGTCCTCGAACACCACACCGTTAGCCTCCAGGCTGCGAACAAGGAGCGCACGGTTTGTGCGGCTCATGCCACGCACATCATAGGCGTTGCCAGCGTGTGCGTCCAGCCCGCGCTCGTAGAAGGAATCCCACAGCTCCTTCTCCGTCTTACACGGGAGAGACTTGTGGTAAACCTCCAACTTGCTCAGATCACGGTGGTCGTACTTGCAGCCACCATCCTCGGGCGACTTGCAGTTACGCGGATCAGTCTGCTGGCACCGGCAGCCGCGGGTGCGCCCACGCGAAGCCACCCACTTGTCGTAGTGCTCGCAGCGCTCGTGGCGGAACGGGCAGTTCTGCCAGAGGCACGCATTGCCGTGCTTACACCAACGGGGGGCGCGTGCGGGAAGAGAAGCCTGAAAAGCCTCCGTCTTCGCGCCCACGATCTCCCACTCGTCAGAAGAGCATACGCTGCCCTCGCGCTCAATGGTTGTAGCCACTGAGAAATCGTCATCAAAGTAATCGCCCCAAGCCACCCCCTCAGGGATGGCGGAAGCGCGTAACAGGTCAATCATCTCTTGGGTGACGGACATGTTGTGAGTTTTGGACTTCGAAGATAAATCAATTGTGTTGTTTATCGTAAAGTCAGGTACCATTAACTAGATTGAAGCTAACCAATCCGTTTTTGATGGTTGCGTTAGCTCCATTTTTTAACAAACGTTATCATTAACAAATGACAGATTCAGAGTTTGCCAAGACGCATTTATCCGATCACCTACGTTCCCTCATAGTTCCGCCTATTGCAGAAGGATTTTGGAGTATTCATAAATCGTCCAAAGAACTATGTGAACGAAACAACCAGAATGATCAGATACTTCGTACTTTTCAAAATATGCTAACAAAAATCCCTGAATGGTCGGACTCAACTCTTGCAACCGAAGTAGAACGTATTGAGAATGTAACTAAGTGTACGTATCTAGATGATTTAATTATGGGTGTATTTATCTCATACATGAAGTCATTTGCCTCTCTACATTACCGTGAGTCTAACAAGGAGGTTGAAATTGATTTTGATAGACCATCTCTTGCGTTGTTTGTTCACGCATTGTATATCCATTCTGCACGCAAGCTATGGCAAACTGCATACCTTCTAAATACTGATGTTCCAGCCGAATTACATGCCCGTAATCGTCAGGAAGTTGAAAAAACCATTGGACTATGTCTGGATCAGGTTATTCGCGAATTTCTTCCTTGGAAAGCCATTACTAAGAAGTATTTTGCAAATGAAAAGTCTGCTTCTGTTGTTGTACCAGCAGTCGAAGATGCAGTAGATTCTTCAGATGAAGACGAATCGAAGAATGTAACATTTGAAAGTGATGATTCTGATGATGAGCACCCAAAGCTCAAGATTTCGGACGAGGACGCAGTGCTTGATATCCCAGAACTTAAAGAGGAAGTCGTTGATCCTATGGCAGAACTTGAAAGCAAGGTATCAGAAACTCTCGTTCTAAATCTGTAGAGAATTACGGAAATAGACAACAAATGATGATTGTAATAGCCTCAGTTGCAGTAGCTCTAGTTGCTTTTATTTTGTATGCTCTTGATAGAAAGTCAAAAGGTGAGCCAATAGCTTGGGATACCGCCGGAAAGCTTTCTCTCTTCGGGGGTCTCATAACGTCTGGCGTAGTATTTGCAACTACAAGTGAAGGTGTGCTGGAAGCAGTAAAGACGGTTTCTGAAAATGTTCCAGCTGTATCGACTGTTCAAGATATGTTTGTAGGACAGCCTACTTTCTAAGCATCAATCAGTAGAACTGTACTTCCTTCACTGACACTTTCAACACCATAAACACTCTTTAAACTAGCAATTTCCTTTCTTGGAACCGCATTATCCTTACAGAAGCGAGCTATCGCCTTGTAAAGATGAAATCCATGAAAGCGATCATGCTTTGGATTCTTCTTACCAAAAAGTACAGAGGTACCATCATCTAATGTAAGCCATTTTACAAATAATTTATACAGTAAATTGTCTGGCTCTGGCTCAGGAAATACATCCCAGAATAGCGACGTTGCTAATCTAACTAAATCAAAAGAAGGATTTGGTTTCATTTCGGGCTGTTTCGTAATATAGTAATCACCATAGTTATACTGTCCACCAGCTTCTTCCTCTGCATAAAAATGGTCACTCATGAATAACTTAGGTTCTTTCATTCCCGTAATCTTGATAGACGCAATTCCACGTTCGAAATCAATGATCTTAATAGTGTAACCAAATGTAGGAACACGATACATTACTCCGCCACAATTGTAGTAATAAAACTCAGTTTCTGTAGGCGTATACATAACGTTATTTGCGTGGAGATCATTATGCGTTAAACCAATTGTGCGCTGAGCATATGCTAATGCAAATATAACTTGTGATACCCAAGCAAGATGTTTCTCTGCTTCGGGATTCAACATCATTAGCTGATATAACGTTCCTTCACATTTCTCCAAAACTGTTACATGAACAGGAACGGACTTGAACGTTGCCCATGCGAATGGTTCACATGAATCATCTTCATCTTCTTCTTCATCTTCTTCGTCGGTACAATCACATGATTTTACTGCGAATACATACGATGTGGATACAGATGAGGAATCTGACTCATCATCTGCGAGTTCATTATCGTCCTGGAATACTCTATTTATTCCAGCCATTTCAACTTCGTCTACATGTGGAGTTTCTAGTTCCTGTACACCATCAAGATCTATTTTTTCACCAAGTTGAATAGCTAGCCTAGCAGTGCGTGTGTGTTTAAATTCACTTGAGTCTTGAAGCTCATCTGAAAGTTTCATGTCAAATAGCTTACCAATGTTTTGAGAAAACCATGGTCTTTCAGATAGTTCGCCATAATCATCTGATATATCAATCGTATGTTGAGATGTTGTTCCAGTGAAGACACCATACACTTTTGGGAAATGAATACAACCTGACTGAGATAGTACACTGGATATTATTGAACCAACATAAGCAGCGTTATTGGTATTTTGTATTTTGTGCATAGCTTGAGTAGCTTGTTCAATTGAGGTTGGTAATCCTAATGTTGTACCATATTCTCCTCTCATCCACTTGTATGGTGATAATAGCATTGTTGTTTTCAGATGAACATCTACATTGTTACCGTTTATAGTTCTTATTTTAGATTTGTCAGAAACTACAAACACTTCATCGTTAAATCGAATACCGTACTCATTGACACATTCGAGCTCTGAGGACTTAAATAGCTTCTCAATTGGAGGAAAGTATGGTTGAATATTACTAATATTCCAGTGTGAAGAAGCTGAGTTTACTAAAAGTGAAAGGTCATATTTGTGAATAGAGAGTGCGAGTTGCGAACTTCTTAACTCACTGTTTGGACTCTGCTTAGTTCGCTTTACCATATTATAGAGTTGTGTTAAAGCATAATCAAAATCTTCACGCAATAGTATTAATATGAACTTTAATATCAAAAAATTTAGCATGGATATGATCCGTGATAGGTGCGCGTTAGATTCAAAAAAAGCTCCAATGATCGTACTAATTGGGAAGCGTGATACTGGAAAGTCTTTCTTGGTGAGAGATGTACTCGCAAATACCAGAGACTGTTTTCCTATCGGGACTGTTATTTCTGGATCAGAGGTAGCAAGTCCTTTCTTTCAAGATTTGGTACCAGCTAAACTAATTCACGACAAATACAGACCTGAGATTGTTATGGGGTCAATTAAACGGCAGATGGCGGTCAAACAAGCAAGAAATCGTGAAAATAGAGGTGGTGGAAGCTCAAATGTGGATCCTAGAGCCTTTCTAATTCTAGATGACTGTCTCTATGACAAGACCTGGATGAATGAAGAGTCTACTAGATATGTTTTTATGAACGGGCGTCACATTGATTTAGCTACAATGATTACTATGCAATACCCGTTGGGTGTGCCACCCAACTTAAGAACAAATATTGACTTTGTGTTTATTCTGCGTGAGAACGTCATCGGCAATCGCAAGCGTATTTACGATAACTATGCCGGTATGTTTCCTACATTTCAGATGTTCTGTCAATTCATGGATCAATGTACAGAAAACTTTGAGTGCTTA